AGTTTCCCGGCACGGGGCCAAGGGCGATACTCTTTCTCCCGCTGCCGCTGGCGCTCTGAAGAAGGCTGCCGCGTTTCCTTACTGCGGCATTGCCATGGAAGCCGGTTCCGATGGCGACATCATCACCGTGATGCCCTTCCTCCAGCTTGCCGCTGCTGCGGCAGCCACTGACTAACTCTTTTTTCAGGAGATAACGTATGCCCAGATCCAAAGCGATCATCCGTCCTGACCTCGGGGCCGTTGCCTACGAATATTTCATGCAGGTGGAACGCCATGGCTTCATTGCCCAGCAGGTTCTGCCCGTGTTCCACACTTCTCTGGCTTCTGCCAAGTACCCTGTGATTCCTGCCGAAGCCATGCTCGAAACCGCCGACACTCTGCGTGCCGCCCGTGCTGCCTATGCTCGCGGTGACTGGGACTTCGACTGGAAGGCTTACACCTGTTCTGAAAACGGCTGGGAAGAACCGCTGGACGATTCCGAGGCCGCTCTCTTCTCCAACTATTTCTCTGCGGAAATGGTGGCTGTGCAGCGTGCCACTCTCATGGTGCTGCGCTCCATGGAAAAGCGTGTGGCCAGCAAGGTGATGGACACCACCACCTTTGCCAATGCCGCTGCGGTCAAGGCCTGGAACAGTTATGCCGATGCCGATCCGCTGGCCGACATCAATAAGGGCAAGGCTCACTTCCGCGCTGCCGTGGGCCTTTCTCCCAACGCGCTCATTCTGGACAAGGATATCCTCCGGCACGTTTCCATGTGCGATGCCGTGGTCGACCGCGTGAAGTACAGCAGCCCTAACGCCATTCGCGGCGAGCTGACCCTTGACCAGCTGAAGGCTTACTTCGGCGTGGACAATATTCTGGTGGCCGGTTCCATGACCAACACCGCGAAGAAGGGCAAGGCGAAGAACGTGCAGCCCGTGTGGCCTACCAATAAGGTCATGCTGGCCTGCGTTTCCGAAGGCGGAGACAACCTCTTCGAACCCTGCCTTGGCCGTACCTTCGTGTGGGATGAGGACGCTCCGGACGTCATCGTGACCGAGCAGTACCGGGAAGAGCAGACTCGCAGTGAAGTGTTCCGTGTACGCCAGCATACTGACGAATGCATCCAGTTCGCCGGTGCCGGCTACATCGTCACCAGTGTGACGGCGTAGGTGACGTATGGCCGAATTCGAAGCAGCTCTTGAGAAACTGCTGAAGATGGAGGGCGGATGGTGCGATGTGCCTGGCGACAAAGGCGGCGAGACGTTCTGCGGAATCTCCCGCAGGAACTGGCCCTTCTGGGATGGCTGGCGCTTCATAGCCCGTGCCAAGACCCATCACTCTTTCGAGGAAGGGCCGCAGCGCTTCAACGCCTACCTTGCCACCTTGCCCGGCCTGCAAAGACAGGTGGAAGAGTTCTACCGCTCGAAGTTCTGGAAGAAAGTCTGCTGCGAAACCATGCCGCAGGATCTGGCCGAAGAAGTGTTCGAGCAGGCTGTGAACATGGGCGTGTTCCGGGCTGTGCTGCATCTGCAGAAGGCGCTGAACGCCATGAACTTCTTTGAAGGCCAGCCTATCTTTGACGACCTGGAAGAGGATGGCGTGCTTGGCGTTCATACCAAGACCGCCGTGGAAGTTCTGCTTCGCAAAAGAAGCCAGAATGACCTGCTCGCCGTTCTCAATCACCTGCAGGCCTGCCGTTACATCGACCTGGCCGCCGCTCAGGCATCTCAACGCAAATTCCTTCGCGGCTGGATGAGCCGCACGAAGCAGGAGGTAGCATAATGAACAAAGGTTTCATTGGTGGCGTGGTTTCCATCATCGTGGCCGTTCTCACCTATTTCGGCATCGATGTGCCTGCCGAAGACCAGCAGACCCTGCTGGAAGGTCTGACTGCCGTGTTCGGTGCCGGCGGCGTGATTTCGCTGGGCATCGGCTGGTTCCACAGCCTGAAGAACAGGAAGAACGCCAAGGGCGGCACGCAGGGCTAACTGTGTGTGGAATGCTCTCGGCTCTTTTCTGCAGATGCTCGACCGTGTTTTTGAGGCCTGGCGTGCAAAACGCCGGCAGGATCGCATCGATGATATTCGTGCTGATCCTGCCGGCGGCTGGGTGCAGCGGTTCGGCGGTAAAGACCACCGATCTTCCGCCTCTGCCGATGACGCGGGGGGCGATAGCAACTGAAAGCTGGAGCTATGACCGGGCTGGGAAAACCGTGACCATGCCCGGCGAATGGCTTCATCTGCCGGCAGAGGAAGCCGGTGAACTGCTTCTGTGGATGGAGCAGGCCGGAGGAAACTTATGAACGAAGCAATGATTCAGCCGATGGTGAACCTGATTTTCCAGATCGTCATTGGTGCCGGTGTGGGCGCGATTGGTTTTTACCTTCGCCGCCATGCCGGGCAACACGACCAGCTCGTGGCTTCCATTGATGAGCTGAAAAAGCAGCGGATCTCGTGCCTGGAAGAATTTTCCACCAAAACTTCCGCCACCCGTCTTTACCAGACGCAGGAGGCGGACAGGAAGGAGCGCAACGAATTCCGTGAGCGTCTGGCTTCTCTGGAAACGGCCCTGAAGCTGCGGGGTGACGCATGAGCTTCAAAGATTCCGTGCTGGACGACATCCAGACCGTGTTTCTCGACCTGGATGAATTTGCCGAGGTGATCAGCTTCGATGGGCAGCGAGTGAAAGCCATCATCGATGACAGCCACAGCTCTGTGAAGCTCGGTTCCGGCAACGGGCTCTTCGATGCTTCCGGCCTTGGCCTGATGATGGAACGCCGTGTGCTTTACATGGAGGACGTGGTGAACCCCAGGCCTGTTCCGGAGCAGCGTGTGACCGTGAACAATGAATTGTGGCAGGTGCGCCCGGAAGAGACTTCCGTGAGGGAAGAGATGGGCGTGCTGGTTGTGGAACTGCAGCGCATCTACGCGTGAGGCAAGCATGGCAGACGAATGGAACGTGAACCGTGGCGTGAAGCTGCGTGAGCTGAACGGCCTTGGCAAGGCGCTTCCAGGGCTGGAGATCTCTCTGGACAAACGTGCTGCCGCCGAACTTCAGAAGCGTTGTGAGCAGTTTCCCGGAGTGCTGCGTGCCGCCGCAGACAAAGCGGCCGCTCAAACGCAGAAAAGCCTTCGGCGCTATGTAATCACCCGGCTCCGTGGAGTAGCGGAGCTTCAGCCTGCGTACATCTCCAGAGCTGTAAAAGCACAGAAAACGGGTGCAGGCCACGAGGTTCGTGTTGCCTCGGGCCGTATCCCTCTCATCCGTTACGATGTGGAGCCTTTGGAGCTGCCCAGGAAGGGCGTGCTCGCCCGCAACCGCCGCCACCTGAGCTACCGGCTGCGCCGAAGCGGCCGGGCCTTTGATGACACGGTTCGTGGGCAGGATGCGCCTTCTGGCAAGCGGAGCCTGCTGTTCCTTGCCGCCATGAAAAGCAAGCACCTTGGCGTGTTTTACCGGATGGAAGGCCAGCGAGGCATCCGTGAAAAATACGGCCCGTTCCTTCAGTGGCACGTTTACGCAGACAACATCATCCCTGACACTCAGGAGATGGGCCGCGATTCGCTGTTCAATAACCTTGAATCCGAACTGAGAGTGTTTGGAGTGAAAAAGGCATGAGTACGTTTTTTCTGCTGACAGGGCTGAAGGATCACCTTGAGCCTGTTCTTTCCCGCATGGCTCTTTCCCGCAAGGAAAGAGGCAGCGAGCTTGAAGTCCAGTCTGCTCCCAGCCTGCTGATAGGGCTTCCTCCCACCGACAGGGAGATCTTCGAAAGGGTGCCTTTCGTTTCTCTGCAGGTGATGGCCGGGACAGAAAGAGACGATGGGCTTTCGCAGGTGGATGTGGGCATTCGGCTGGCGGTTCGCAATGAGGACTTCGAGGCGCTGGAGAATGAGCTGCTCACGCTGGTTTCGGTGGTGAGGCATAGCCTGCTTGCCCTGAAGGGCGCTCCGCTGGAACGCCGTTTTCGCCTTGCCGAAACGGAAAAGGGCATCGTTCCCTGGTGGCGGCCCGATGAGCAGGTATCGCCCTACGCGGAAGCGTACATTTTGGTGAGATTTGAATTCAAGGGCTGGGAATAGCCCGGAGGTTTTTATGGCGTACAAACATGGCGCTTTTGTCAATGAGGCGGATACGAAGCTGGTTTCCACTATTGAAGCCACCTCTACGCTGCCTGTACTGGTGGGCATTGCTCCTGTGCATTCGCTTGGCGGCAAGGTCGTTCCTCCTGTGAACGAGCCCAAGCTCATCTACACCCTCTCGGAATTCGTGGCGGCCTTCGGCGCTCCGCGTGATGACGAAAAGTACACCGACTATCCCTTGTACGAAGCGGCCCTGCTGATGCTGGAACGCTACAAGGTGAAGCCTCTGGTGTGCATAAACGTTTTCGATCCGGAGACGCATACCAGCTCCGCTTCTGAAGAAAAGGTGACCCTTGTAAAGGGCTCCGGCCGGCTGGCTCATGGCGGCGTTTCCGCCATTGTGCTGACCACTGCGGAAGGGACTTCTCTCACGAAGGACAAGGATTATTCCTTGGACTACGGTTCCGGCGCGATAGCCGTGCTGGCAAGCGGCACCCTTACCGGATCGGAAACGCTGACTGCCTCCTACACCTATGCCGATGTCAGCAAAGTGACGGCGACTGACGTGATAGGCGGAGTGGATCCGGAAACGCTGAAGCCCACCGGCCTTTCCCTGGTTTCCAGCGTGTTTGCCAAGTTCCGCCTTGTGCCTGGGCAGGTGCTGGCTCCCGGCTTCAGCGACATTCCGGCTGTGGGCATAGCCATTGCTTCCGCCTGCACCGATATTTCCGGCGTGTTCCGTGCTCAGGGCCATATCACCATCCCGGAAACCCTGAAGAACTATACCGAGGCTCCGGCCTGGCTCATCGACAACGGCCTTACCGACAGCCATCTCATCGCCACTTTCGGCAGGCCTACCTACAACGGGCTCACCGAGCATGGCGATATCCACGAAGCCTGCGGCATCTGCCGCCGGGCCGCTGAAAATGACGACATCCCCTTCTGGAGCCCTTCCAACTACGGACTCAAGGCCGATGGTGTGAAATACGGCAAGGAGGAGCTGAACCTCACGCTCGACCAGGCCTCCTACCTGAACGGCAACGGCATCAGCACCTTCATCAATTTCACCAGCAGCTATGTGTTCTGGGGCGACCTGACCAGCGCGTATCCCGGCATTTCCGATGTGAAGGAAGTGCAGATCCCTGTTCGCATGATGTTCAACTGGATAGGCAATTCCATCATCCTTACCGCCTTCCAGAAGGTTTCCAGCCCGCTTCGCCGCCGCCTTATCGAGACTGTGTGCGATTCGCTGAACGTGTGGCTGAACGGCCTGACTGCCCGCGAGTTCATCCTTGGCGGCCGTGTGGAATTCCTGGAAGAAGAGAATCCTTCCACTGACCTGATGGCCGGCATTGCCCGGTTCCACGTGTTCGTCACTCCTCCCAGCGCGGCCAGCGAACTGGATTTCACGCTGGAGTATGACGTGAACTATCTGTCCACTCTTTTCTCGTAACAGGAGCAGCCTATGGCACTGGCTAAAACGAATCTGATCCCGGCGCTTCTTTCCGATGCCCGCATCTACAACGAAGGCAGCGTGCTTCTGGGAACTGGCAGTGTTGAACTGCCCTCTCTGGAATACATGACCGAAACCCTGACCGGCTTTGCCCTTGGCGGTGAAGTGGAAGTTCCGGTGAAGGGGCACTTCAAATCCATGAAGTGCAAAATCGCGTGGAACGTGGTGGAGCCCGCCGGTGTGCAGCTTCTGGTTCCGCAGGCGCATCACCTGGACGTGCGCGGCAGCATTCAGAAGCAGGATGCCGGCACCGGTGAATTCGTGGACGTGCCTGTGAAGGTGGTCATGCAGGCCATGCCCAAGACCACTGGCATCGGCAAGATGGAGCCCGGCAAGAAAATGGACTCCGAAACCGAGCTGGAAGTGACCTATATCAAAATGTGGATCGGCGGGCTGGAGCAGCTGGAAATCGATAAGATGAACTTCATCTGCAAAATCGAAGGTGCCGACCTTCTCCAGGCCCTCCGCATCAACCTTGGCATGATCTAGGCGTGCCTATGACCGAGCCCGTCATAGGCGCTGGCGTTCCCTTCGAGCGTATCCGGCGCATAACCGGATACCTCGTGGGCTCGCTGGATCGCTTCAACAACGCGAAGGCTGCGGAAGAGCGCGACAGGCTCAAACACATGAACATGGAAACATGGGGGAAAGGCCATGAACACAGTGGAAATAATCCTTGAATTCCCGGTGCAGCTTCCTGACAAGCTTCTGAGCTCCGTGAAGATGCGCCGTCCCACCCTGGGCGACCTGATGGACTGCCCTATCACCGGCGAAAGCGATGTGGCTGGTGAGGTGCGCCTCATGTCGCGCCTGTGCGGCATGAACATCGAAGATATGCGGACTCTGGATGCCGGCGACTATGCGAAAATCCAGGCCAAGTTTCTTGAGTTTCGGCTCGGGAAGTCTGGCGAATAAAAAGGAAGCCATGAAGCTCTGCGTGCTGCTTTCCCGTTTGACGGGCTGGAGCCGCGCAGAGGTCATGGCCTTGCCGATGGATGAACTGGAAGGCTGGCTGGATGCCGCCCGGAGTGTGGATGAGATGATGAGGCGCTAGGTGCAGGCCTTTTTCAGCCGCCATGCCTGGAAGGAATCGTACATCTTTTCGAGGCGGAGAAAGGTCAGCGCGAAAGCCGAGAACAGCCCTACCAGCACATAAAGCAGGAATACTGCCAGAGCCAGGGCCAGCAACGCTATCAGGGCTCCTATAAAAAGCCATACTGCAATAGTGTTCGCGTCCATGTATCTGCCCTTGGAGTAAGTTATGCCTCAGAATTTCGGCGTGGGATTTGTCATTGGTGCAAGTGTTGCAGCCTCTGTCAATTCTGCATTTAACATAGTCTCCAATAAAATCAAGGCTACTACGGCCCAGCTGGGCAAGGCCAGGCTTCCCCACGCCCGTGGGGCGTAAACAATCACCCGCAGGGTGAAATTGCGCTTTCAGAACGAAAAAATTCCCTGTTTCGTGGCATTTTCACCCCTGAGATAATAGTATGGACAAGCGTTGTAGCGTAAAAAAAGAGCTAAGGTCGCCGCACAGCAGACCAATATGCACGCAAGGATGCCTATGAAAAACAGTTCCTGCTCTTCTCTGCTGTTTTTCTGGCTTTCTTTCCGCGCCCTGCCTTGCCGAAGTGTAGGCAGTTCCCGTCCTTGTTTTCGATGCAGACTCCGCCGGAACTAACGTGCGCGTCAGTCCTTCGTGCGAGGTGGTATGCGTGATGCCCTTTGCCGCTGGCCCGCGCATCGTGCGGGTGCTGGAATCGCAGAAGGGCTGGTTTCGTGTGTACCCCTTCCCCCTCGAACGAAAGGGCGAATGGCTGAAGGTGCGTACCTCGCAGAACGGCAAAGCCGTTGACCGCTGGGTGCATGCACAGCAGGTTTCAGCCAGAGTGGGCGAACTCATCGACGGTCAGGCCCGTATCGTGAAGGGCTGGTAGGAGTAGCGGGGAAAGTCATGAACGTATGCCGCGCTTTCTGGGCCGGGCTTGTCGGCCTTCTGTTCGAGGACAACGCCTCCGGTGAGAGCCTGTACTTCCCGATGAACGGCGACCCCTGAGCCGATCGGCCTCGGACCATGCTCGATATTTTTCTCAACGCTTTCGATAAGAAGCGCTGAAAGCCTTCATACCCGACAACGACCTGCGAGGTGCCTATGCGCAGACTGCTTCTTCCCGCGCTTCTTTCTCTTTCCTTCCTCCTTCCTTCTGCCTCGTCCGCGGCGGACAGCCTGCCGCAGTGGACGAACAGCTTCGGCATGACCTTCAGCCTCATCCCGGCGGGCAAGACC